TCCTCATTCATAGCTGCTGTGAAACGTCCCGTCGCATCACCCGCCATTGCCATGACGCTCTTATCCTTATTTGCTTTTACTGCACCATATACAGATTCGAATGCTACACCACCAATCGCACCAAGTTGGATATCATCATATGTTGTATTATACAACTCAGTCAGTGTTGATGGCATTGGTAAGTGAATTGTCGTGTGTGGATTTGAGTTTGTTAGCGAACGAGTAGCCCATGAGAAGCGCTGATACCTATACAGATCCAACGTGAACTTCTTATCACTTAAATCGCGTGGGTATGTTAGAACATCCGTTCTGCCATTATTTTCAAAACGACTAATCTTAACTGCAGGTAAATTCGCAGGCACCGGATTGCGCTGAGCAAAGTTTAAACTTTGACCGACAATATTACCAGCCTGAATCTGAGCTTGTGAGCTTGCAGCTGCCTGACCCGATTGAATCATGTCAGCAACATTAAGTGCGACGATAGCTGTTGATGCTAATGCTGGAAAGTTCAAGGATGGTCGAGAACTACCAGAGCCAAGTGCTAAGCCTGCAAGACCTAAACCAGCCGTCACAAGAAATTGTGGGCTCGATATGGTGTCGCTGATTGTACTCAGTGCTGAATCATATGCTCCACCAGCTGCACCTTTAGCTGCGTCAATCGCACCAGTGGAGGCAGTCGAGAAGTTATCAAAACCACCAGCTGACGACCACGCAGCTTTACCGGCATCATACATAGTACCGATTGCTTTGGATAGACCTGGTATTGCTACAGCCCCTGCAATAGCTGCGCCTGCCTGTACGTACTTGTTTGCCATCTAAATATTCTTATGAGTTATAAAGGTTTTTTTCGTCCCAAAAATCCCGATAAGTACAAAGGGAATGCTTCGAACATAGTATATCGGAGTAGTTGGGAATTCCGGTTTATGAGTTATTTAGACTCCCATCCAAACGTGATTGGGTGGGCAAGCGAAGAAATTGTGATTCCATACAGATCTCCCATCGACGGAAGGGTGCATAGATACTTTCCTGATTTCGTAGTAAAGATGAAATCAAAAGATGGAAAGGTGGTAACTCAAGTCATAGAAATTAAGCCCGAGCGAGAAACAAAACCGCCGAAGGTAAGACAAAGAGCTACGAAGCAATATATCTATGAGGTCAAGACGTGGGGCGTCAATCAAGCTAAATGGGCTGCTGCTGAATCATACTGTAAAGACCGTGACTGGGAGTTTAGAGTATTCACAGAAAGTGAGTTAGGACTCAAGAGGAAATAATGGCTACTGTATTCGAAACGTTGCTCGAGCGAGGAATCGCTGCAGGCAATATACCAGGCCTGACTCAACAAGCTCGTAACTGGTATCGAAGAGAGGCAGATCAAATGACTGCCAACCCTGGTGCCGTGATTACCTCTGCTGGACAAAAAACATCAACATCATTTGACCGTTTGATTGGTAAGATGTGTTTGTTCACATATGCAGCAAGGACATCAAACGACCTTCCGTATTGGGACCGCTTCCCTCTAATCTTTCCATTTGGTCCTGCACAGAATGGATTCTATGGGATAAACATGCACTACCTTCCGTTACCGTACCGTGCAAAGCTGATGGACGGTTTGTATGATTATGCTAGCGATGACAACTACGATGAAAACACATACATCAATATGTCGTATAATATGCTGAATGCTGTTTCTAAGTTGAAGTACTATCGCCCATGCGTTAAACACTACCTAAATACTGGATTAAGATCGAGAATAGCTGTTATTCCAGCTGACTCATGGGATATCGCATTATTCATGCCAATGGAGCGATTCCAAAAGGCTAACAAATATACCGTCTGGGAAGATAGTATGTTAACGATTAGAAAAAGAAGATAACATATGGCACTACAAGGCGCAGGGCTTCAGCAGCTAGCAGGCGTTATTGGTCTGATTGGCGGTCGTTTAAATCAAACCGACGGTAGACCTACTGAATCACAAAAGCATTACGATACAGTACGTGCTGGCGTTCGTGCGAACATTAGAAAATATGGTATCCAACGCCCAGCATTTGCTATCACTAACTTCAACATGCCAACCATCTTTGGTGGGTATGGAGAGGACGATGATGGTGTTTCGTTGTCAGAATTTCCAACAGCATTTGATATTGGTGAAGTTTCATTGCTAGCTCGCTACCGTTGTGACCAATTCGTACAACCTGGCATGCAGTTAGCTACGTCTGAAATTAAACGCTACGGTATCGGTACGGTTGAACGTAAACCGACAGTGCCTATCTTCATCGATCAGCCTTTCCATTTTATTAATGATAGCGATGGTGTACTGAGAAAATTCTTCTCGTTGTGGTTGCAAGGAATTGTTAACTTTGCTGACCTACCAACTGCGAACGCCCTTACTGACACGTTCGGTAAGAAACCGATGGAAGTAGAGTATAAAGACAACTACAAAACCAACATGCAAATCATGCAGTATAATGATGTGCAAGAAAAGGTGTTGTTGATAACTCTACATAACGCGTACCCCATCTACATGAGCGACATCAATAACAGCTGGAGTGCTGATAATCAGATGTCTGAGTTTACGGTGACATTCACATACTCACATTGGAGTATCGAGGAAATGGATGTTCTTCAGTTGCGTGAGCCAAGAGCACAAGCTGGATCAGATTTCTCGTTGTTAAAGGCAATTGTACAAGCAACGACAGTAATACAACAATTCTCTACAATGGGTATGCCCAATTCAGCCGGCGACGTTTTACGCGTTGTAAATACAGGCGCAGGTCTATTGAAGAGTATGACGCGGAAAGATTTGCAATATTAATTAACAAGGTGACTATACTATGAAACTACCAAAAATTGAATATCCTCTTTTTGATGTAACTATCCCATCAACGGGAAAGGAAATCAAGATGAGACCATTCCTCGTAAAAGAGGAAAAACTATTATTGATTGCTCAGACATCAACCAATCCATCTGAGACAGTCAATGCAATTACACAGGTTGTTAATAACTGCGTGATTGACGAAGATGTTGATGTAACTAAGTTACCAACTTTTGATATCGAGTATTTGTTTATCAAGTTGAGATCACGTTCAGTCAATAACATCATTGAAGTATTGTATACGGATAGTGATGATGGTGAGCAGTATAAAGTAGCAATCAATTTGGATGAGGTGGAGATTAAGCGCAATCCATCGCATACTAATAAAGTTAGTATTGGTGACTCGATGGGTATTATTTTGAAGTACCCTGATTCTGCAGTAGCAGAAGAGAATGCTGATATTGGTATGAATGAAGTTGACATTTATTTTAATGTCCTTAAACATTGTCTTGAGTCTGTATATGATGAAGAGAATGTGTACGACATCGCAGACTACAGTGATGCGGAAGTAGATGATTTCATTCAGACGCTAGATATTGATACCTTCAAAAAGGTACAACATTTTTTAGAAACAACACCTCGTGTGTATTATGAGACATCATATACAAATAACGCTGGTGATGAGAAAAAGGTAGTTCTTCAGAACTTGAATGATTTTTTTATGTTGGGCTAAGTCATAACAACGCAGCCAACTATTATCAGATGTTGTTCAGCTTGGCCCAACACCACGGTTACTCAATAGCTGAGTTAGAAAATATGATGCCATTTGAACGTGACATCTACGTGGACTTACTGAAGGACTACTTGGAAAAAGAACAAGAACGTATTAACCAACAGAGTCGACGATAATGGCACTACTTGATGCGATAGCCAAGGGCACATACAAAACAGCAGCAGCGGCAGCCGGACGCATAAAGAGTCAGGTTGTGACTGCTCTCGACCCAGGCATCACTCAAGCGATCTACCAGATCCCTATGTTCGGTCCTATCTTGGCTAACGTCCAAACCGAACTAGCTATGCAAAAGCAAGAAGCTAGGGATGCAGCAAAAGAATCTCAGAAATCAGCAACCGAGATGAAGGCGACTAATGCTACGTTAGCTGCTAGCATCAGCAATATGTCTCGTCAGTTGGAAAACATCGCTGGTATTCTAAGCACAATCCGCGATAACAATATTAAGGCAGGCCAGAAACTGAATGCTGCAGCTGATATGGATCAATATCAAGCAGCTGAAACAAAAGTTGAAGGACGTACTGTTGCTGTCGACTTAACCGGTTCAGGCGTTGAAGAAAAGGGTAAAGGTACGAGCCCTATGGGTGGCCTGTTTGGACGCGGCGGCTTATTTGGCGGTAAAGCTGGTATCCTTGCTGCTCTTGGTCTAGGCGGTTTATTCAGTGATGAAATTGGTAAGTTGTTTAACGACTTTACTGACGGATTCAATCGTGGTGCTGGCCAGCAAATTGAAGGCGCTATTGATAAAACAACTGATGCTGTTAAAGAACTG